CATGCTGAGGTTCATGCTCTCAGCAATCATGGTCTCTAGCTGACGATTCCAGTTGTCATAGATACCTTTGCCAAATTGGAATCCACCCTTGCCGGCTTTGCCGCTGGTGGGAGCTGTGGCCACACTACCTGCTGTGGTAGTTTCTTCCACTTCTTCTTTCTTTTTGCCTTTCTTTTCAGGCAGACCTTTGTGCTTGGTCTTGGCAAAATCTTCAACGTCGCCTTTCTTCATGGTCTTTGCTACTTTTTTCAACTCTTTGCTTGCGCCAGGAATCTTTTCGCCTTTTTGCATGGCATGTGCCATGCCCATGAAACGTTGTTGTCGTCTGCTCAGCGACTTTTCATCAAGCTTTTCCATGTCGTCACTGTCATGACGCTCTTGATCCATGTAGTCGTTGCTGGTATTGATGAACTCTAGAGCCTTGGTAATCTTGCTCTGTACCCACTCTGGCAGATCTTGATCATCGTCAAGGATGCTGGACAGTTCCTGCGCTGCCTTGGTCAAGGTGTGCAGTTGGTCCTTGGCCATGTCGCCTTCTTGATCGTATTCGCCTTGATCCATGACATCATCAGCACCTTCATTCTTGGGTTTTTTGTACACATCAACCGGACCATGCTTGCTACCTTTCTTGGGCAAATGCACTTCATCTGGTGGCGAAGGCAATTGGTCACCTTCGTCCATCTTGTGCTTGATGCTTTTGCCTTTGAATGACTTGGGAGGCTTGCCCACACCCATGGCCTTTGCCAAGGGATCATCATCATACTTTTTCACAGCACCGGTTTCGTCACTGCCTTTCTTGGGGCGGCCTCGACCGCGCTTGGCTTCAGGCTGCTTGGCTGATTTTTCATCACCTTCTTCGTCGGTGTCAAACTTGCGACCATAACCGCCTGCGCCGGCCTTGTGAACAACACCGCGTGCGGTTTTTTCTACGGCTTCATTTTTGGATTTACCTGGATGCTTTTTGCCGCCCATCTCGTCGTTGCCAAGGCGACCAGCAATCACATCACCTCTTGTGATTTTGTCGTAGGGTTTGGCATTGTTGGCCAGATTGCCATCATTGCCTTCTTCGCTCAATGCGCCTCTGATGTCACCTTTGGCCAATTTCTTTAGTGGACCGCCAATGTCTTTGGCAATCTTTTGACCAACAGTCTTTGGTTCAGCACGACGTGTTGACAAGTTCTTTTCGGCTTGATCAGCACGTTGTTGTATGCCCATTGAGCGAACCTTTGCATCCATTTCTAATTCTTGCGGATGTGGTTTTCTGTCTTCGTTGAGCTGCTGTGGATTATCAGAAATTGCAGCTAGTTTTTTGTTGAGATCGTAAAAAAATGACATGTTATCCTCTTGGGTTAGCGCCAGTGGCAGGCTTGGGTGGTCGTTTGATTGTGGTCATGGGACTCTTGGTACCCAGTGGCAAATCATTTGTGGTCTTGGCTGGCGGTGTCTTTCCACCTGCCACAGTGAAGTCACTGCGATAGGCATTTTTCAACACAGCATGGTCATAGGGTCCGGTTGCATAATCTTTCTTGAGTGCTCGCTGTTCGCTGTCTGGGGCAGGATATTCTGTATCCTTCAAGAGATCTTTGTTTTCATCGTCAATCTTGTCTGACTCGTCGCGCAGACTATCTTCGTAACCAACAGTGTTCATCACGATGCGATTGGGATCAAAGCCCATGATCTGAGCAATCTGTTTGATCTGGGGTTCAATGGCAGGATATCTAAACTCCACATCAACGATGCTCATGCTTTCGTTGGGGAAAGCTGGAAAGTCTGGATTGACTTTTCGCACTGGTGTGGTCTTGGCATCTGACATTTTGATCACGTCAAACTGCGCCAACTTTTCTTTTAGTTCACGTACAAATCCAGCAGGTACATCACCTACCATTTTGATACGATAACTGTAAGTACGTTCAGATTCAGCAAGGTATTTGGCAAATGTTTTCATATCAGTGTCCTATTCCTTATTTATTCTTTTTCAGCTTTTTGATCTTTACGGCCCAGGATTCGCTCCAAGAGATCGTTGCGGCTCAACACCACGCCGTTGCCTTGCTGTACAGGCGATACTGCGCCAGCGTCGCCGCGAGCGGCCTGTTGATCCAAACGCATTTTCTTCAACTGGAGATCAATCATCTTGAGTTTTTTGTCTAGCTTGGCTGTCTTGGCTGTGATGGCATGCCCCAGCATGTTGCTGGCCACACCAAATATCTCGCTGGCAAACCTTGAATCCACCTGCATGCCCAGATCCATGAGATCTTTGTAGCTGGCTTCAGCCATGATGGCCAAATTATCCATTTCTTGATCTGTGGCCTCTAGCCCGCGCACGCCAGGCAGCGCAGCATCAATCTTGTCAATGGTGGCATCAATTTCCTTCAGAGTCACACGGTTTTCTGCCAAGTCGGGTATGGCAGCATCAATTTCTTCAGGGCTGGGAGGTAAGTCAAACAACTGTTCAAGTTTACGGGTCATGCCGTATTTAGCGGCTATTTGCGCCCGTTTCTAAACATGTCGTCTTCGGTGATGACTCTAAAATGTAGGCCTTGACTGCGGCACCACTTGGTAGCAGCGTCCCATTTGGCATAGTTCACGGCCACTGCGGCACGATCACGCACACTCTGTTTGCTTTCAATCACACTTTGTTTTTTGGGTTTGATTTCTATCACTTCGGCTCGCACAGTGTTGTCTTTGTTGCGATACATGATGAGAAAGTCAGGCACGTAGATGGTCTGTTTGCCAGTGAGTGGATTGCGATAGGGAATGTGTATGCTCTCGCTGGCCCACTGCAACACATGGTCATTGAGATCGCAAAATCTCATGAAGCTGAATTCCCAGCCCGAACGGTAACGTGGAGTGTTCTTACCTACGTATTTGTTGGGGTTGACAATTTGATAGCTGCCCTGTGCCCACTTGCTCATTGCAGTACCAATTGCTGTGCGTAGAAGTTAGGCTGCACTGCAACTTGTACGCCCAACAAGGTGGCACGATTTCTGATGAGATTGAGATAGTACGCTAGGTTAGCAGTGAGATTGATGCCAGTGCCGTTGTTTTCAAACTCTTGCAGCAACACCAAGGGTGCAATGCGAGTGTCCTTGGCCACCTGAAACAGACTCACTGTGAAATTGCCGGCAGTGATGTCATTGTCAATCTGGCTTCTAAAATAACTGTATACTAGATCATATTCATTGGCTGGAATTGACAGTTCGTTACGATAGAACGTGTCAAACACTCTCACGGTTTGATCAATGTTGCGGTTGATTTCGTTGATACTTGCCATGTCTATCAGTTGGTTGGCGGATTGGTGGCTGTGGGGAATACCCGACCACCGTTGTTTCTAATGCCTTGCGACACTGCTTGTGTGCCCAAGCCCAAACTTTCACTGGTAGCAATGCTGGCCAAATCAGCACCTTTGAAAGTGTTGTAAGTGGTGCCGGCCTTGAGCGCAGCACCAATCAAGCCAGCCGGACCACCCTGCTGTAGATCTTCCAAGATACCGCCACCAGCATCCAACAAACCGCCTTGACCAAAAACGTTGCGTTGTGCGCCTGGTGTGGCCAATGGACTCAGTGTGGTGTCGTAGTGCGCGGGATCTGCGAAACCCTGTACATTGATACTGGGACGACTGGTGCCCACTACTGTGTTGTAGTATTTCACTGTCTCATAGGCAATGGTCATGGTGTTTTGCATGGTACCACTGCTTTCGTAATAATTGTATGTGTCATGCCCAAATCGTGTGATTATGGGATTTATCAAGATATATGTGGCTGCTTTTTTTTGATCCAACCCATAAATTCTTATGTCTTTGAAAAACGGAGGTTTGCCTGATCCGCCTGGAGTCTGGCCATCGTTGAACGCTTCGCCAATGAAACCCCAATCATAGTTGGTCTGTGTGTGGTCGTATAGATTGCGCGGCCAATTGCCTGACCCTCTTACCTGCACCTGATTGTTGCCTGGACTGCCGTTTATAGCCGGAGCGTTGGTATAGGGCTGCGTTGCGTCTTTGTAGTAGTATGAGTAATAATTGTACCACAGCAATCTACTGTTGTCGCCAGCGTCGTCGTGAAAAGTTATGGATATTGGTTCGTATTGAATCTGTGTCTGCACCAGTCTTTTGCGGTTGTACTGATTCAGTGTTTCGTGTTTGATATTGTACTGAGGCAGTGTGATTGATTTGACAATATAACTTAGATTGTAAATGTCACGTGTGGCAAATATACTGTTGAGTGCAGGAATTTCTGTGTTGATGGTAAAACTCACATGATACAAAAATTTGTATCTGGGCTTTAATTCAAATCCGTTGGTGGTAAAGGTCTTACTTGCGTGAGTATAATCGCGCAAGTAAGACGTTCCAAATAAGCCTTGTGTTATTCCTTCGCCAAGGCCTTGAAAAGGATTTTGGCCAAAAAAAGGCACAGATTAGACGCTGTTGGATGAAGCAACGCCAGTCACAACTGATCCAAGTGCTCGTCCAATATTTAGACCAATACCAACACCACTGGTCTGAAGAGCAGCCGCTTGGCTCTGTGCTGCGTTGTCGTAAGCAATGGATAATTCAATAGTCACTGCTTCGTTGCTGCCGTAGTTCATGTCACCGTAGTTGGCGCCCTTGAGATAGCAACCATACAGTTCCCATGCTTCTAATACCACAGGAGCTGCGTTGCCGTTGCCGCCGTCCAGGACTTCAATCACTGTTTTGAATTTGTAATCAATACCAGCAGCAGCCGAAGCCATTTCCAAGAAGTCCATTTGCTTC